CATTGCCCATCCGCGTTATTGATGTGGTTGAAGATACCGCTACTGGTTCTGACGAGTTTGTCGAATTAGTGGTCAAAATCAATCTCCATCAATTCAACCAAGCCACGGGCGTATAAGGAGTTAAATAATGGCTATTTCACGCGCACAACTACTGAAAGAGCTCCTGCCCGGATTGAACGCATTGTTCGGCATGGAGTACTCAAGATACGGCGAAGAGCACAAAGAGATTTACGATTCGGAAGCCTCCGAGCGCTCATTCGAGGAAGAAACCAAGCTGTCGGGCTTCTCCGCTGCTCCTGTCAAGGATGAAGGTTCTGCCATCTCTTATGACAATGCACAAGAAGCATGGACCGCTCGGTACAACCACGAAACCATCGCATTGGGCTTTAGCCTGACCGAAGAAGCTATCGAGGACAACCTCTATGACTCACTTTCGGCCCGCTACACCAAAGCATTGGCTCGTGCCATGGCATACACCAAGCAAGTTAAAGCCGCTGCCGTCCTAAACAACGGATTCGACTCTAGTTTTGCTGGTGGTGACGGTGTTGCCTTGTTCTCAAGCGCTCACCCATTGGTGTCTGGTGGTACCAACAGCAACATCCCAGCAGTTGCAGCCGATCTTAACGAAACTTCTCTCGAGAACGCCGTTATCCAAATCGCCGCTTGGACTGATGAGCGTGGCTTGTTGATCGCCGCTAAACCTTTGAAGCTGATTGTTCCTCCACAGCTGCAATTCGTTGCAACCCGTTTGTTGGAAACCAAGCTTCGTGTGGGTACCGCTGATAACGACTTGAACGCTATCGAAAACAACGGCTCCATCCCAGAGGGTTACACCATCAACCACTTCTTGACCGATACGAACGCATGGTTCTTGAAGACTGATGTCCCCAACGGCATGAAGCACTTCACACGTACTCCTATGAGCACGTCAATGGAGGGTGACTTTGATACGGGCAATGTAAGGTACAAGGCAAGAGAGCGTTACAGCTTCGGGTTCAGCGATCCCCTTGGTATGTATGGCAGTGCTGGCGCTTAACCTTTAAAATCAAGCACTTAGCACTACCAGCCCCCGCCAAAAGCGGGGGTTTTCTTTTGGTTGACTACAAGGCTTGTATAAACTACACTATCGTTACCAAGACATGTAATGGAGAACAAGTATGAGCGCCCCTAGTAAGAAAATAGCGGTTTACCGTATACGTAATGTAATTAGTAAGTCGTTTTATATAGGAAGCAGCTCCAACCTATACGAAAGATGGCGCACACACAGAAACAAATTGAGGGCGGGCAAGCACCCAAACCCACACTTAATGTCATCATGGCGTAAGCATGGGGAAGAAGCGTTTGTATTTGAGGTATTAGAAGAATTTAGCTCAGTAGACAATATGATGGCGCTTGAGTTTGCGCTTATAACGGAGCATATCGACAACCCTTTATGTATGAATCTATCCAAATGGGTAGACACTCCAATGCGGGGCATTGCAAAAGAAGACCACCCTCGTTACGGCGTCAAATTGTCCGACGCACAAAAAGAAAAGTTAAGGGTATGCGCACAGGCACAATGGGAAAAATCTGACCCTCGAACAGGTAAACAACACTCTGAGGAAACAAAAGCCAAAATTAGTGCCAAAGTACAAACTGCTTTAGCTAAAGGCAAAGGCGGTAAGTTCGTCCCCTCTGAAGAAACACGCCAGAAAATGTCCGAGTCACTGAAAGGCAACCAATCTGCAAAAGGGTACAAACGCACTGATGCAGAACGCGAAGCGATACGACAGAGAGCATTAGGCAATCAAAACTGGCTAGGAAAGACTCATTCAGTCGAATCACGCGAAAAAATGGGCCGTGCCGTTATTGCTGTAGCACCGAACGGGGAGGAAAAAAACTATGCAACTATATCGTTTTTGCGGGCTGAGACTGGGCTACTACCTGCAACAATCAATCGTGCGTTGAAATCCGGCGCACCTCTGGTAAAAGGGCCATATAAAGGCTGGACATTTAAATATTGCCACACAAATAAAACAGCAGTACAGTAGGTATACCAGCCCTTATACTTTCTGTGGAGATGGTGATGATCTGGATACCTATTGTTTATTTTTGCCTGACTTCCGGCGATTGTGGGTTTATGCAGGGAAAAGCGACGTATACGGAGTCGGGGTGCGTGGAGCTACTACAACCAGTGGTTAAAGAGTTCAATCAGGACGACACGGTTGTCGCGTTTGACGTTACCTGCGTATCAGTTAACCCTATTTAAACACAGCCGCCAGTAAAGGCTGTGTTCGAACGCCCATGTCAAGCTAGGGATATACAATTTAAACCCCATGCTTATAAGGCTATTGGCGCTTGCGGGGTTGTCGGTCGTGTCTGTGACTAACCAGTCCCAGTTTAGTGACCTCGCTCTCTTTATCCGACTACGTATAAATTTCTTCTGCAAGCCATAGCCACGGTAGGCAGGGATGACTCCTGTACGACACATGTAACCTGCGTTCCACCACTGAGCACTCCGCACGAGCCCCGCAAATCCGACGGGCTTACCTTGTTCTGTGTAAGCTATCCACCAATGACCGCGATCTATTTCCATGGGGGTATCGCCGGGAAGGCACTTAGATTGCAGGTACATAATGACCGTGCGGGTTTCTGGCTTACGTATATCGACCTGTCGAATCTTAAATTTCATAATGGCCTCCGGTTACCGATAATTTAAACCGAATTTCATTGCATTGTTAGTGTTTTCGGGTTATAAATTAACCATGACTGGGAACCCCTAGTCCTATAGACTGACCCAGCAGACGATGCAGAGACTATAGGACGATGTACTGCATATACAAGGAAATCTAATGGCCTCAACCTCATTCACTGGCCCAGTAAACTCAACCAACGGCTTTGTCGGCGATGTCACAGGTGATGTCGCAGGTGCAGTTACTGCCACTACGATTACTGCTTCTGGCGCAGCTGAGTTAACCAGCACTGCTAACGTTCTTGTGATCCCCACGACTGACCCCGGTGTGGCTGGTGCAATCTGGAACAACGCAGGTACGCTTTCTGTCTCAGCGGGCTAATTAACTCCGCCCTTCAGGGCTTTGACTTTATAGGAGTTAGTTATGTCGATGCAATATGACGTAAAAGCGGTAGAGCGCACCACATCTGGTACGGCTTACGCAGACGCAACCCGCGTTAAAGGGATGATCGTGTCTTTCGCTTCAGGTGGCACCGTTGAGTTAAAAGATGGCGGCGCTTCTGGTACTAGTCGGTTTAAGTACACCGCACCCGCTGCCGCAGGCACACAAAACATCCTGATCCCCGGTGAAGGTATTCGGTTTAACACGGATGTCTACGTTGCCGTTACCAGCGCGACTGTGACGGTGTTCCATGGCTAAAAGCACCTCTCTTTCTGTAGGACGTGGCGAAAAGCTCCCTGCTAAGAAAGGTGCTGGCCTGACCGCGAAAGGTAGGGCTAAGTACAACCGGGAGACCGGTTCGAAGCTTAAAGCTCCTGCACCAAACCCAAAGACTAAAAAAGACGCTGGACGCAAGAAGTCATTTTGTAGTAGAATGGCACCTATCGCAGAAAAAAGTGAAAGGGGTAGCCGTGCAAGAGCATCAATGCGTCGCTGGAAATGTTGAGGATACTGAAATGTGGGCTGATGTAAAAGGCTATGAAGGTCGGTATCAAGTAAGCACTTTGGGGCGGGTCAAATCGCTTGCGCGTATGCGTAGGGGTAAGGCGGGATCGGAAGTTCCTGTACCGGAGCGCATTATGGCGCTAACCCCGAAAAAGGATAATGGGCGCACAAAGCCATATGTAGAAGTCCGCTTTAGGAATGGTGGCACTCGTGACGAGCGTTGCAAAGCGTTTTTGGTTCATCGTTTGGTGGCAGATGCCTTTATTAAACGCCTAGAACCGGGTGAGCAGGTTGACCATATTAACGGTATACACTCTGATAACCGCGTAGATAATCTAAGGGTTATGCACTACACGGAACACGCAAGATTGCACCCACTACTAGTCAATGGGCAGTTAAACGAAATGGGTCTAGCAGCAATAGGCCAAAAACGTAAAAACGGTTGGGTGTCGGGTAAGTATGAAAGAACCCCAGAGCACCGCAAAGCGGCTAGTCTGAAGCGATGGAAGTGCTGATATGGAAGACCCAGTGAAAACGGCTCGCGAATTGGCAACACACGCCAACGAGATCAAGCACCTCCAGCACGATATGGATCGGATGGTGCAAGATATGGAAGACGTCAAGAAATCGCTTAACGATATCAAGAAGACACTTTCAGAAGCCCGTGGTGGTTGGCGGGTGCTGATGTATATTGGTGGTGCTGGGGGCGTTTTAGGTGGCTCCTTAACATGGTTGGTTGAAAAACTTTTTAGGTAGGGTATTTGATGTACTTAACTAGCAATATTCCTTACTTCAAGTGTTGGGTACGAAAAGAGTTCACCAACGGTCACCAAAATTACCACGGCGAGTACATCCACGCCTTAGCGGTTGCAGTGACTACGATGCCCGATAGATGTCTTAGTTTCCAAGTTATTTTTACCGGATGCGAAGCAGACGACGACAGCCAGCCAAATGTTCATGGTGGTGCTATGTGGGCTAGGATGCCCATAACTGCGTTGGTAGGGGACATACCGCTTGAGCAGTGGCCTGAAAGAATGCAAACACACTTAGCTCAGCCTTGGGACTGCAATTCGTACAATCACGCAATCCTAAAAATAGAGCGAGCTCAACCGTCACCGTGGTTATGCAAGATTAACAACGAGTTTTACTCCGGACGGTATTTATTTACGGTAGACTACGCCGAAAGCGACGTGTCGGAAGATCCATCTCAACACAAGCAAAGTCACGTTATTGTATTGACTGACGCTGGCCCTTGGACAGGTAATGTAGTTGCATTACCTAATAACAGAGTTAGAGTAACGAGCCCAGCGTATTGGGTAACAGGTGAGGGTGCCCCTGACTTTAGACCGAGCCAGTGGACACATTGTGCCGAGCAAGACGATTCATACATGGATCCAGAAGTAACATTCAACAACCTATACAAGGAGTAGTCCAAATGATGCGCTCAAAAATGATGGCAAGTGGTGGTAAGATGAAGAAAAGCTACGCCGCTGGCGGTAAAATGCCCATGGTTTCAAAAGATGGTAAGAAAGTTCCCGCTTTTGCTGCTGACGGTAAGGGTAAGATGGCTAAGGGTGGAATGCCAAAAACAAAAATGGCTTCCGGTGGTGGCGTTAAGTCCAAAATGGGCACGAGTGGCGGTGCTTCTAAACGTGCTGATGGTATCGCCCAACGCGGTAAAACCAAAACCAAAATGGTGTAAGTATGAAACACTACCAGAAAGGCGGGGATATACCCCAAGAAGCGAAGAACAAAATTCGCGATGCTGAGCAAGAGCGCGAGCGCAAGAAGTTCATGCAGTCCCGTCGCGATGAGAACGAAGCGCCTAAAAAGTCAGTCAAGAAAGCTTATGACCGTGTGCGTGATATGTTTGGTATCGGTGATGACGACGACAAGAAAGCCAAAGGCGGCAAGGTTAAAATGGCTAAAGGCGGCTATGTCCGTAAGGCTGATGGCTGTGCTCAACGTGGTAAAACTAAAGGTAAGATGGTATGAGACTTTCTCGCGGCATGGGTGCTATTAACCCTGACAAAGTGCCCAAAAAGGGCAAGCGTAAGGACGGCTGCGAGTTTGATATGTACAAGGAAGGGGGTAAAACCAAGTCCAAGGTGAACGAGGCTGGTAATTACACCCAACCGGGTAAGCGTAAAGCATTGTTCAACAAGATCAAAGCCGGTAGCAAAGGTGGAGATCCGGGGCAATGGTCAGCCAGAAAAGCACAGCTACTGGCAAACGAGTACAAGAAAGCTGGCGGAGGCTATAAGGACTGATATGAAAGCGCCGCAAAAGTCCTTAAAATCGTGGGGTGACCAGAAATGGCGCACTAGCGATGGCTCACCGTCTAAGGGCAAGAAGCGGTACTTACCTGACTCTGCATGGAAAGCATTGAGCCCGTCTGAGAAAGCAGCCACTAATCGTGCTAAAGCCAAAGGTAACAAACAAGGTAAGCAGTTTGTAGCACAACCGAAAAAAGTGGCGAAGAAAGTAGCGCCACATAGGAAAGTCAAATGACCACATCCGGCACTGCAAGTTTCAATCTCGATATATCAGATCTCGTAGAAGAGAGCTTTGAGAGGTGCGGACAAGAGTTACGCACGGGCTATGACTTAAAGACGGCTCGCCGATCGCTGAACTTACTCACGGTGGAGTGGGCAAATCGCGGCATAAATTTGTGGACAATCGAGCAAGGTGTGGTGCCTCTTGTGGACGGTCAAGCGACATATGATCTCCCAACAGACACCATAGACCTACTGGACATGGTTGTGCGTGACGGCACAGGGCAAAATCAGACAGACATTAATATCAGTCGTATCTCAGTATCGACCTACTCAACAATCCCAAATAAGAACGTCAAGGGCAGACCCATCCAAGTATGGGTGAACCGACAGATAACCCCTCAGATCAACGTATGGCCTACACCTGACGGTGAGCAGTACTCGTTTGTGTACTGGCGGCTACGCCGCATTCAAGATGCTTCAGGTTCGACACAGACGATGGATATCCCGTTCAGGTTCTTAAACTGCATGGTTGCAGGGCTGGCGTATTACTTGTCGATGAAGTTGGATGTTGACCCCGGTCGCCGTGGTGAGTTGAAGATGGATTATGAGCAGCAGCTTCAAATGGCTCAAGATGAGGATCGGGAAAAGGCCCCAATCCGCCTAGTACCCAGAATGCGTAACTATTAAGACAGACTATGCCTAATCAGTTCTCGTCCGGAAAGTTTGCAATTGCGCAATGTGATCGTTGCGGGTTTCGCTATAAGTTAAAGCAGTTAAAGGCGCTAACGATTAAGCGCACACAAACGAATATACTGGTATGTCCGACCTGCTGGGAACCACCGCAACCACAAACGTTTTTAGGTGAATTGCCAGTCAACGACCCACAGGCTGTGCGTAACCCAAGACCAGAGAAAGGCTACGTCGTAGCAGGTAATGATTCAGGTGGTAGTCGGGTGTTTCAGTGGGGTTGGGCACCTGTTGGTGGCGCTAGAGATGGCGGATTGACCCCAAATGCATTAAACTTAAACATAACCATTGGCACCGTCTCGGTGTCTGTCACGTAGAGGTTAATTATGAAAGACCAGATGAAGAAAGTAGCCAAGAAGGCCGTCAAGTCTCACGAGGACAAAATGCACAAAGGTGCTAAGAAGATGGCTCGCGGTGGTAAAACCGGCGATATGATGAAGTCCATGGGTCGTGGCATGGCTAAGGTGAAAAACCAAGGAGGCCGATAATGGCTAAGTACTCGCATAAGTTAATGGGTAAAGAGGTTGGTGAGGCTAAAGTGTATGCCCCTCCTCACGACATGACTGGTAAAGATATTGGCCCCGCAGATGTGAAAGGCGCTGGGTACCCAGAAACGGACGTCAAGACAAG